AAGGGAACGATGGGCTTGGATAGCGAAGGCTTCTAAAATTCCTAAACTTGAAAAAATATCTGTTGAAGCTACTCCATTAAAAGCATCTCGCAGATCCATGCCTGATGTTGCCGCTTGCTATCCATCAGTTAAAGCCGCAATAGATGGTTTGGTGGATGCAAACATAATTTTGGATGACAACCCTGCTCATGTAGTTAGGATTACATTCAATTCACCTGAAGTCGGTTCTAAAAATGGGTTACGGCTTCAAATAAACAAAGAAAGTGACTAATGAAAAAAGAAGAATCTAATGTAATTGTATTAGCGGATTATAAAAAATTCCGTCAATATTCTTTCAAGCATCCTTCTGTTTACTACAAAATAAAAAGAATGAGAGATAAAACAAATGGCATTTGACAACACAATAACTGTAATAGGGAATTTAACTAGAGAACCCGAATTGAAATACACCGCTTCAGGGACAGCGGTTTGTTCCTTCAGTGTTGCTTGGAATAGGAAAGACCAAAACCAAGCTGATGTGGCATCATTTTTTGATGTGACTTGTTGGCGAGAACTAGCAGAATATACTGCCGAATCTTTAACAAAAGGTCAGCGAGTGATTATTCATGGAAGATTGGAACAAGAATCTTGGGAAAAAGACGGTGAAAAAAGAACCAAAATAAAAATTGTTGCTGAAGATGTGGGCGCTTCAATGAGATGGTCTGCAATAGGTTCTGTTGAAAGACCTGCCCCAAAACCTTTAATGGAGAAAAAATACGACAAACCTGAAGAACCGTTTTAATGCGGAACGATTATTTAATCCAAACTGAAGTAGAAGAATTAATGGTCAGGTTGGGAAAACAATTAGAAGAAGGAACAGAAGATTTTGCAAAGCTTTCAGAAGAAAAAGCCATAGCAGAATCCGAATACAAAGAAAGGTATTGGACTGCTTTAGTTAGGCAATTAGATAGTGAAGGTACTGGGATGCACCGTTTAACTGCCCCACAAAAAGAAGCAAGAGCTTCTTTAATGGCTAGAGAAGAATTTAGAAGATTCAAACTTATGGAAGCAAGAGAAAAAGCTTCACAACAATTTCTTATCACTATCAGAGCAAGGTTGGATTCTTTGCGAACGATAGCGGCAAATGTAAGAGCATCAGGAGGGTAAAAATGGAAGATGCAGTTTTAACAAAATTAAAAGATTCTGAAGAATTAACTAAAGAAATGAGAAAATTACAGAATCAAATAGTTGAGTGCAATAATAAACGGCGAGAATTGTGGCATCAAGCTTCTACAAGTGGAGTATCTTATACCAAAATCGCTGAACAGAGTGGAGTTGTTAAACAAACTGTTTACAACGAATTACGCAAAAGGAAAAATTTGCCTCATGTTGTCGGTAAGATTAATGAATGAAAGTTCTTATTGCAGGTGGGGCAGGTTTTATAGGTTCTCATCTGACAGAACGCCTTTTAAGCAGAGGCGATGAAGTTACCGTAGTCGATTCTTTAATTACAGGCAGGGAATCTAATTTAGATTTCGTTAAAGAACATCCAAAATTTGCGTTTCACAAAGTTGACATCAATCACCCTCAAGCTGTTCAATGGCTTAATTTCAGTCCTTATCAGAAAACAGGCGGATTTGATGCTGTGTTGAATTTAGCGAGTCCTGCATCACCTGATGATTTTAAAACAATCCCTATTCATATTTTGGAAACTGGGAGTGTGGGAAATATGAGGCTTTTAAAATTAGCAAAAAAATCTAATGCTAAATTTCTTTTAGCTTCCACTAGCGAAGTTTATGGCGATCCTGAAATTCACCCTCAAAAAGAAACGTATAACGGTTCTGTTAATCCTGTCGGTAGAAGAAGCTGTTATGACGAAGCTAAAAGATTTGCCGAAGCCACAACTATGTCATTCCATAATGTTTATGAGACTGATACTCGAATAGCAAGAATCTTTAATACTTACGGAGAGCACATAAATCCGCATGATGGCAGAGTTATAAATACTTTCATTAAGCAAGCACTTACAAATAAACCTTTGCCTATTTACGGAAAAGGAACTCAAACAAGGTCTTTTTGTCACGTTTGGGATCTTGTAGAAGGTTTGGTGAAACTTTTGGATTTAGATAATCCTTCAGTTCAGCACCAACCGTTTAATCTTGGTAATCCTACAGAACTTACAGTTTTTTCTTTAGCTGAAGCGATTATAGAAATGACTAATTCAGATAGCGAAATAGAGTTTCTTCCTATGCCTTTGGAAAGAGAAGGCGATCCACAATTAAGGTGTCCTGATATTACTTTGGCTAAATTACATCTTAAATGGGAACCTGAAATTAGTTTCCATGAAGGCTTAAGAAGAACCATCAATTATTTTATTGAGAAAGAACGAATTACAGCCATATAATCCATTAATGAAAGTCATTATTTCCTGTAGAATCGCTCTAACCGACAACAAATTTTGTCACCTGAAACAGTTTTGTCACACCTGTTGAATATTGTGGTTCTATAAATTAAATGCTGAGGAGGCAAAATGGAAACACAAATCGAGGCTAGGAATTTGGATTTACCAAACTTAGTCCAAATGTTAAAAGAACAATCCGATGTACGTTATGACGTTGTTGTTCCATCATCAGGAATGAAAATGACAAACGGAAATCTGATTATTAAAGGTGGTGGAGTACGGATTGATGAACAAGGCGTTCACACCGAAGATGCCACATTAGTTCCTACACAAATTTTTGATGAAGGAATTGCTAACCGTTTAAATATACCTGCAAGGTATGTCCGCACTATGCGAGGACAAATCACTTCGGATATAGAAAATGATAACGGAACGCTTTATGACAAAAACATCAATTATTGGTTGGAAAATGATTCGTCAAGATTACATCTCGTCAGGGGTTTCAGAACCGATGACGTTGATGATTTCGGAATTGCAAGAGCATTTCTGTCTGACCGATACAGAACCATAGATAACTATGATGTGTTAATGGCAACTCTTGAAGGAGTGAAATCTGCTGGAGTTGAAGTAAATATTGACGGTGCTGATGTTTCGGATCACAGAATGGCGTTGAGGCTAACTTGCCCCGAAGTGCAACAATACAGCGAAGAAATTTTGCGTGGTTACACCTCGCCTTTTACTGGAGAATCGGGAACGGATAATCCCACTATTTTTGCTGGTTTGGTTATTAAAAATTCTGAAACAGGCGGTGGAGCATTTTCTATAGTGCCACGACTTGTAGTCAAAGTTTGTAATAACGGTTTGCAGATGACGAGAGATGCTATGAGGGCAGTTCATCTTGGAAGCAAATTAGAAGAAGGGGTTATTACTTGGTCAGAAGAAACTCAACAACAAGAATTGAGTTTGATAACTACAAAAACTAGAGATGCTGTTGCAACTTTCCTAGATGTTGAGTACATGAAAACCAAGATAGATGAATTGCATCAACTGGCAGGAATTGAAGTTAAACAACCTCCGAGAACTATGAAAATGATTTCTAAAAAATCAGGTTGGTCAGAAACTGAAGAACAAGATATTTTGAAACACTTTTATCAGGGTGGGGATAACTCCGCTTTGGGGGTAGCACAAGCAATTACATCTTTTGCACAGACTGTGAAAAAGACAGACAGACAAGATGAATTAGAAAGTTCTGCACTACAATCCGCAGAATTGGTTAGTATAAATATTTGAAAACTAAATAAGTAAATAGGTTTGAAGGTTTGTGGATGAACCGAACAATGATCCTAAATTAAATTTGGGGAGTTGGGTAGTTGAAGCAAATTGGCACCGGAAAAAACTGCGCCAATAGGAACTTACAAAGAAATAAGTTTACCTTCGGGATTCTATATAGATAATTTGTAATACCTGCCTTCAAAACTTTTACAAACACAGGGAGCCTCCTCGGTTCATTTTTCCCATCAGAAAAACCTGTGTTTGTCGGGGGCAAGGTTTTAGCAGACTAAACCTTGCCCCCCTTTTAATTTTCCTCAAGCTTTTTATAAGCTCTACGTTTCGATTCTGTTAAGCCTCCCCAAATGCCGTGTGCAATATTTTCTTCTATGGCGTATTCGAGGCATTTCTGTTTAATTGGGCAATGGTTACAAATAAAAATTGCTAAATCGAATTTTCCACCTTGTTCGGGAAACCACCACTTTGTAGGAAAGCCTTTGCAGACAGCATCATCTTGCCAAGCGAAAAGTCCCATTCATCCTGCAAGCTTCATTTTGCTTCTAATTTTTCTTCTGTCGTGCATTGTTGAAAAATCTACAAGCATTTACAGCCCTTTTGAGCGATGTAGAAGATTTTTATTTAATGCTATTCATAAAGTGTTGAGAACTCGCATAGAACTGTATATAAGAAATTTCAAAAAAAACCAGCTAAATGTATACATGGGGTTATATGTTTGTTATAGTGGAACTGATGGGAAAAATAAAAAATACAAACCGAAAGGAAAAACCATTGGATGCACATACTGAACACTTATTGAAAATGGAGCGAAAGGAAAACTTCATAAGGGAAATGCTTAAAGACGAAGATATGAAAAAGTATTTTCTCAATAGGGAGGAACGATAAATTGGAAACACAAACAACACGTATTTATTGGAATAAAACCGAAGCCATTGGCTTAGAAGAAGATTCGATTTTGATTTTGACACGAAATGAAGTCAATAACAAATGCGAAGCCGAAGAATTATTCTACGACTTGCTTAATAACATCAAGGTAACTGACTCAAAGAATCTTGTGGAAGTTTTGAACTTCACAAAATTTCACATTGACAAATGGATAGACGAAAACCAACTCAGAGAGGAGGTGAAGTAACCATGAACAAACTTTCTAACGAAGCAAGAATCACACTTGCAGAAAACTTTGCGAAAACAAATCAGCAAACATTTGATTTGAAGCTTGCAACAGATTTGAAAGCTGGAGATGTTATTGCTAAATGGATTGATCAACTTTCAAATATTGATCTAGACGGAATGGAAGTTATTTCTGTAGAAACTTACGAAATGATTTCTGTGCCTGATGCTGTGAAGCTCACTTTCAAAGATCCGACAACAGGAAATAAAGAAATAAATATTATTAATGGAGATTTCTTATTTGCAGTAAAAATCGTATAACCCCAATTTGACAGTTGGGCAAATATGAGTTAGAATGGTACTTGATGGGAAAAATAAAAAATATGAATCAAACAATCGAACAACTTATAGAAAATACTCCTCGCGAGGATTTTCAATTTGTTCTACCTTTCAAATTAACTAAAAAACAAATGACAGGTTTGTTTCATCAAGTCGAAATGAAAGATGACCGTCAAACTATCCAAGTTAACGAAGATATTTTACTTGAAACAAGAGGACACGAATTAACTGAAGGCAGATCACCTTCATGGATTGCTTTTGAAGAATTTGTGGATGAACTTTACTGGAACATTGATAGATGGGCTGATCTTCCAAATGGCACGGATGAACAACAATGTGGAAAAGCTGATTGTGAATGTTATTCAAATAATGGTGAAGGTTTATACGACATATATTACCGAGAACAAAAAGAAGCAGGTGTTAATATCCGAACAGGACACAGCTACACTCCTCGTGAAACCAAACACACAATCGGTTATCAAACCAAACTCCTCATAAATTCTTGGAAGGGCTTACTCACTAAGGTCTACAAATTAGGGGAAGTAATATGAATCTTCCTTTCAACCACAATCACGCTTATGACGTTGCGGAAGTTATAAACAGACAAACTGTAGAAGCTTTAATCAGAACTTACGGTGAACATATAGCAATTTATATGCCACGCAAACAGATTCTTCATGTGAAGTTTGACCGTTTAGAAAATGATTTAATGTTTTACTTACGAATAGATGATTTAAATAAAACTAAATATGAAGCTGAATACCCAACTGATTTTATTGACATAACAAACAGTAATATTATTCTCGCTTTTCCTCATGCTGATAATGAAAATGGTAGACTGGTCAGATCCATCAGCGGAGGATGGGGGCGTTATTAATCATGTCGGTTAGATACAGTTTACAGAATAAATGTTCTTTCGTTAATGGTTTATGTGACCGAAGTTCTATGAACATGAGGACTGTAAATGATTTCTAAAGAAGCTCAAAAAGGTGCAGAGTTTTGTGTCGATTTGATTATCGAAGATTGGGAAAGACTATATAAAGAAAATCCTGACTCTACTTTCAATTTGGATGCTGAATCTTGGAAAGAAGCAAAAAGTAATTTCACCAGTTTAGGGCATGTTAAAGCAATCAGGAAAAGTGATTACACAGATTGGGATGTTGTAATTGAATGTGCTATGTCACAAACACACAATTTGACTGAAGAAATAAAATATTGGGAAGATGATTATGACGAAACTTGGCTAATAAAACAGTTAAAAGTTATTAAACAATTAAAAGCTTTATTAGAAGAATCAGGTTGGGATAGCATTTTCACAAGCGAAGTTAAACAGTTTTTGAAAGAATACAAAACATGAAGTGCCAAAATTGCACAGCATTGATTGTTTATGCAGGAGAAGGAATTTGGATTGACGGATACCAAAGTTCCGAATGTCCAAGCTTTGAACTTTTTCATAAGCCAGTCACCCCCTGCGAGTCAGAAGAAGCTATGCTGATGGGAGAAATTAACAAGCCATAATACGGAGGCATAGCTGTGGGAATATTTGACAATTTAAATCAGTCACCCAAATCCGAATCTGAAGATCCATCACACGATTACCAAAGATCCTCTGAACAATGTTCAGTAATGGAATTGAAACCTCATCCACGAAACTACAGGCAACATTCTGAAGATCAAATAGAACACATCAAACAATCAATTAAAGATCATGGGTTTTATAGAAATGTTGTTGTCGCAAACGATAACACCATCCTTGCAGGACACGGAGTAGTTAAAGCCGCCAAAGAACTAAATATGACTACTATCCCTGTTGTTAGATTAAAAGTTTCCCCCGAAGATGCACAAGCCTTAAAGCTTTTAGCGGCTGACAATTACATACAGCACTTATCTTTTGACGATGACAGGATGCTTACTGATCTTTTAAAAGAAGTATCAAGTGAAGAAGGTTTACTTGGCACAGGATTTGATGACGTTTCTTTAGCTGCTTATGCGATGATTACTCGTTCAGCGGATGAAATTGAAGATTTCGATGCGGCTTTAGAATGGGCAGAAGCTGGTATGCCCGAATTTGAAAACCCGAAAGAAATGGATGAATTTAGTAAAGAAGCTTATGCAAATATAAAGTTTCCCACAGCAGAACATAGAGAAGAATGGGTAGAAAAAGCTACAAAAGCTGATCCTGAACTTGTAGAAACAATTCGCAGACAAAACAACTGGTCTTTAAGATGGCCTGCAAGCGAAAGCGTAGACCAGCGAGAAGATCTACAATCAGTTGAGTTTACTGTTGGCATTGATGAATAATCCATGCACTAAAGTCCTTATTTCCTTTAGAATCGCCCTAACCGTGAACAAATAATGCCTAAACTACCCAAATATCCTATTTACATTCCCACTAAAGGCAGATGGAATACTCCATTCACTATAAAAGCCTTCCAAAAAGACGAAGTTCCTATATATGTAGTTGTTCAACCGCAAGAACTGGAAGAATACGAAAAGCATTGTTCATCTCCTACCACAACCTTCCTTACCCTGCCTTTCAGTAATCCTGTAGACGAAGAAGGAAACCCATGCGGTCTTTTAGCAACTCGTAATTGGATAATGGATCACTCCATAGAATTAGGCGCAACTCGCCATTGGCAATTTGACGACAATCAAGATAAATTCATGCGGTATTACAAAGGGAGAAGCATCCCAATACAATCCCATCTTGCTTTAAGAATCGTTGAAGATTTCACCGACAGGTACAAAAACATAGCAATATCAGGTTTCGATTACGAAATGTTTGTCGTAAGAGGAAAACAAACACAACCATTCACACGCAACTGTAGAGTTTATTCAGCTTCACTCATAAACAACGAAGCAAACATACGTTGGAGACTCCGATACAACGATGACGTAGACATCTGCCTCCAAGCCTTATCAACAGGATACTGGTCAACCATTCTGTTCAGAGCAGTTCACATCCGCAAAAGAAAAACCATGACAGTAAAAGGCGGCAACACAGACGACCTTTACCAAGATGACGGAAGAAACATAATGGCACGCTCATTAGAAAGAGTATGGCCGGGAGTTGTCAAAACCAAAAGAAGATTCAACAGACCACAACACGTTGTCTCACACTCATGGGGACATTTCGACAACCCATTAATACCAATAGAAAACCCCGAACCCACACCCGATTACCCAATGCAGATAGAAGGAAACCCAAAATCCAAATCATTGCGTAACGCACTTGACCTCTGAACACTAAGGTCTGAACATGGAAAATAGAAAAAACAAAACGATTGTGACAGGTGGAGCAGGTTTTATAGGCTCACATCTCGCTGAAAAACTGGTTAAACGAGGAGATGAAGTCCTTGTAATAGATAATTTCTCTACTGGTTCATTAAAGAATCTTGTTCAAATAGAAAAAGAAATAGAAATTATCAATATGGATATCGCTAATCCTTTAATAAATGATTTGGTGAGAAGATTTAAACCTGATGTTGTTTTTCATTTAGCCGCTCAAATGGATGTACGCCACTCTGTGGGAAATCCACTCGATGATGCTTATACAAATATCATAGGTTTGCTTAATGTTTTAGAAGGAGCTTGTAGCGAAACATTAAAGAAAATAGTTATCGCTTCTTCAGGGGGAACAATTTATGGGGAATTGGATAAAACACTTATTCCAGTTAAAGAAACGGCTGTTCGTAAGCCTTTATCGCCTTATGGCGTAGCAAAAGTAGCAGGCGATCTTTATTTAGACGCTTATCGCTTTCTTCATGGATTATCAGGAACGAGTCTCGCTTTGGGGAATGTATATGGTCCTCGACAAGATCCTTTAGGGGAAGCAGGAGTAATTTCTATTTTTGCAGGAACTTTATTGGAAGGTAAACAGGCAGTTATTTATGGAGATGGGAAACAAACAAGAGATTTTATTTACATTGATGATGTGGTGGAAGCTTTTTTAAGTGCCGAAGAATATGAAGGTGAAGAACTTTTCAATATTGGAAGCGGTGAAGAAACTTCAATAAACGAATTACATGAGATGTTGGCTTCAATAATAGATCCTACTGCTGAACCGAAATGGGAAAATAACCGCAAAGGGGAATTACAATACTCGGCTTTAGATTCTTCATTGGCACAATCGAAACTTGACTGGAAACCTGTTATTGACTTACAGGAAGGTTTAAACCGTACTGTTAATTGGTTTAAAACAAAGGAATAATGCTATGCAGAAATTTCCTATATATATCCCCAGCAAAGGAAGGGCAGAACGTAGCAGAACTGTAGAAGAATTAGAAAAAGGTAACTGCACAGATTATTTCATAGTTGTTGAACCGCAAGATTATGAAGCGTATTCGGAAGCCCATCATGAAAAAAACCTTCTTTGCTTAGATAAAAATGATGAAGGAATTTATTACGTGCGTAACTTCATTCTTCAACATGCGTTAAATAACGGTTATGAATACGTTTGGCAGGTTGATGACGATTTGCAATTCGCAAGACACTCAAAAAACAGTAAACCTATCCTTAAACCTATTCACCCAACAGAAGCTTTTATAGAAATAGAACAGGTTGTAGAAAAATTTTCCAATATTGGAGTGGCAGGTGTAAGAGACAGCACTTACGCTTGGAGCCAACCTGAACGAATCAGTATAAACAAACAAGCATCGGGCTGTTGGTTAATAAAAACAGATACAGGATGCAAATTCCGAAAAGACATCATCGAAGATACTGATTTCAATATGCAAATACTTGTAGCAGGATACTGCACGCTCAATTTCAATCGTTTAGTTTACGTTAATCCACCTACAGGAACTGTTGAGGGAGGAAACAGTAACGTCAATTTTCTTTTACAGCAAAAGAATTTGGTAAAAGCGTGGCATGGATGTTTCACTTTGAAATACAACAGAATAGGAACTGTTCATACAGAAAACCTCAGTTCACGAATAGCTCCAAGTCGGATATGGAGCAAATTTCCTCAACGCCCTAAACGAAAGGTTTAATTATGGCTAGAGGACAATCACCAGCATTATCTCCTGAAACGGCTGAAAGATATAGACAAGTCGTACAAATGAGAGCCGCAGGTTTAACATTTGACCGTATCGCTCAAGAATTAGGTTACGCAAGCCGTTCAGGTGCTAAAGAAGCTTATGATTCTGCCTTGCAATCTTGGGGAAGGGAAGCCGTTGACAATTTAAGAGTTCTAGAAGGCGAACGTGTTGATGAATTGTGGCGCAGAACTTTCGCTCGTTTATTAGAAGCTGACCGTAATCAAGCAGAAATAAACGAATTTCTGAACATTGTTATGACTGCCGTGAGAATTTCTAAAAGAAGATCAGAATTATTTGGTTTGGATGCTCCTCGCCAACTTGAAGTTACTGGTGCAGGAGGAGGAGCTATCAGGACTGACATAGGAGACTTACTTATTTCTCGTTTAGAAGAATTAA